GAGCCGGTGGCGTGGTGCCATCTGCAATACAACGAGGACGGCACTTATTTTGCCGACTGCTTGCAGTACTACCCAGACAGCTACGGTAACACGCCGCTGTATACAGCACCCCAGCCCGCCAAGCCAGCAGAGCAGGAGCCGGTGGCCGTTGTGGTGGATGCTTACGACACGCCGGGCCTGCAATGGCTTTGTCAGCACCCGCCGAAGTGCGGGGACAGGCTCTACACCGCACCCCAGCCGCCGCAGCAGACAGCCGAGTGGGCTGATCTGCCGCCGGAAGAAATTAAAGCCCTCGTCAACCTGCCGGGTGCTGGTAGGCCCCGCACCGCGATTGAAATGGCTTACGCAGTTCAAGCCAAGCTGCGCGAGAAGAACGGGGGTGGGGTATGAGCGAACTCCATCAAGCCGCCTTGCTTTTGCTTGGATTCTTTTGTGGTGTTTGCTGGGGCGTGTACCTCGGGAAAGAACGGTACCGGCGCACATTGGTGCTGATCGCAAACGCAGGCTCCGCCGAGAAGCTGCCCAACGGGAAGTTCTACTACCTCATCGCGGAAGGAGCCGACAAGTGAAGCAATGCACCATGAACTGCGGCCAAGCCATGTGGGACAAGCGAAGCCGCGAGCAGATGATGGCCGAGTGCGACGACTGCGTGACCGAGCCCTGCAACCCAGCCGAGGACGGCGTGTGTGAGGCGCTGGAGTGCCGATTGCATGAACAGAAAGAACACTGGGTCGAGCAATGGTCAGAAGTCTGCCATGAAAACCAGACGCTGCTGAATCGCATTGACAGCGACACCGCCCTGCTGCGGCAATGCCTTGAGGCTTTGGAATGGTGCGAGCCCGCAGGCACTACCGGGCACGGCGGCATCGAAGCCCGCAAGCAGGCCATCGCCGCCCTCAAGGAGCGACTGACATGACCTACGTCACCATCCCCAAAGCCGCCGAGCAGATCGGTTTGACGGAGAAGGCGATCCGACGCAAGATCGAGAATGGCGTCTGGATCGAAGGCCGGGAGTACCGGCGCGCACCCGATGGCCGGGTGTACATCAGCCTGGAAGGAGTAGCAAAATGGGTCGAGGGATCGAAGTCCGAGAGTCGAGCATCCGCCTGCGCTTCAGCCTGAAAGGCAAGATGGTGAGCCGCACCCTGGTGGTGAACGGCGAGCCGATGCCGCCCACCCAGGCCAACCTGCGCTACGCCGAGCGGCTGATGCGCGACATCCGCGCCGCCATCCGGCTGGGCGAGTTCCGCATGGCCGATTTCTTCCAGGGCGAAGGCGTGGCCGAGGGCAGCACGGTCGAAGCGCAACTCAACGACTGGCTCGACGCACAGCGCATCGCGCCCAGCACCAAGGCCGGCTACGCCAGCGCGGTCAAGTTCTGGGCGGCGGCCATCGGCGACAAGCCCCTGCCCGCCCTGCGCACCAGCCACATCCTCAAGGCCCTGGCCGACCGCCCCGACCTCACCGGCAAGACGGTCAACAACTACGTCAGTGTGCTGCGCGAGGCGATGGAACTGGCCGTGACCGACCGGCTGCTGACCGACAACCCGGTGCAGTCGGTCAAGCGCGCCAAACACCAGAAAGACCCGCCCGACCCATTTTCCCGGGAGGAATCCGACCGGATTCTCGACGCCATCGGCGCCCGCTACCCCGGCCAAGTCCACAACATGGTGGAGTTCTGGTTCTGGACCGGCCTGCGCACCAGCGAGATGTTCGCCCTGCGATGGGCCAACGTCGATCTCGCCAGCGGCACCGTGCTGGTGGCCGAGGCCAATGTGCGCGGCAACGTCAAGGCCACCAAGACCAACACCGCCCGCACGGTCAAGCTCAACAGCCGCGCCCTGGCCGCGATAAACCGGCAGCGCGCCTTCACCCAGATGTCGTCAGAGCACGTCTTCCACGACCCGCGCTACGACAGCGCCTGGGTGGACGAGCGGGCCTTCAGGCGCAGCTTCTGGACGCCGACGCTCAAAGCCCTGGGCATCCGCTACCGCCGCCCGTACAACATGCGCCACAGCTACGCCACTGCAATGCTCATGGCAGGGATGACCCCCGCGTTCTGCGCGAAGCAACTCGGCCACAGCGTTGAGATGTTTTTACGCACGTACTCCAAGTGGCTGGACGGCATGGCGAACGACCTCGAAATGGCCCGCCTGGAAGACAGTCTGAAAACCAAAACTGCCCTGGAACTGCCCCAGCGTTCGCGTGAAGCATGAAAAAAGCCCTGTAAGTATTTGATCTTACAGGGCTTTTTCACTTTGGTTTTTGGGGTGGCTGATGGGACTCGAACCCAAACGTCTGGGGAACAGCGGGGAACCACGGGGCATCTAAGTTGTTGATTTTGCAGTGTTTTGCAAATTCAACTGCCCCTCACTTCCCCAACTACTGCCCTGAAAACTGCCCTGAGTTCAGTCGGCCTTCAACCTCAAAATACTGCCTGCGGCATTGATCGAGGGCAGATTGTAGTCGGGCCGCATCGGCAGCGAACCCGACAAGAAATTCCGCATCTGGCCGAGCCAATCCCGCTCCGGTACATCCAGTTCCAGCGGCGGCACCTGGGGGCACACCTCCAGCACCTGCGCGTTCGGTGGGGCGGTCGCGCAGCCGCTCAATATCAGCAGCGTACTCAGCAGCCAGGCGGTTTGCTTCATCGACTCTCTCCTTCTTCAATTTCGCGGCCAGAGCGCGCAGAGCCTGTTCCTGTTGTCTGGCCTTCAGCATCTCGGCTGCGTGCGCCTGGGCGGTCGCCAGCCGTTCCTGATCCCACATCTGCTGCACCTCCTGCGCGCCAGCCACCCTGCCCTTCTGGTGCGACACCCAGGCAGTGCCAGCACACAAGACGGCGCTTGCGCCAGCAACGACAAACCACCATTTCAGGTTCCACCACATCAGGCCCAGCCTTCCTTGCGTTGTTTGTAGCGTTCCCAGCCGATGTAGCCCAGCAGCCCCACCACGGCCAGCATGAGCACAGGCACCAGCCACGCGCCCAGGCCGTCCAGCCCGTGCTTGATCGTGTTGACGGTCTGCACCGTCTCGGCCACCGTCGCCAGCGCAGCCGTCCCACCCGCCACGGTCGAGGCGCGGATGATGTGGCTCTGGGTCATGGGCCGTTCCGGGTCCACCGCCTGCGGCATCTCCAGGGCGGGCGCATCCGTCACCGCTTTCACCACAGGCTCTAGGTACAGCGCCGCCTCGGCAGCACGGCGGCGGGTCAGCCCCGGCCACACCTTGCCTCCGGCTTTGTTCCACAGCGCAAACGCCCTGGCCGCCGCCTGGGTGTCACCCCGGTTGTGGGCCTTGATGACGCTGCTGCGTTTCATCCCTGCCACGCCCACGTTGAAGGCGAAGCACACCAGAGCGTCAAACTGGTTCTGGTTCGGCTCGACCGTGCAGGCCGCCAACACGCCCCGCTCGTACTCCAGCAGCTCCAGGCGCATCCGGGCGTCGGCTTCGGCCCGGGTCATGGTGTCGCCTTCCTTCACGCCCTTGGTGAACCCATATCCCACGGTCCACACGCCCACCACGTCCTTGTAGGCCACGGAGCGAAAGCCCTCGAACTCGGTGATGAGCGCCAACCCACGCATAGAAATTCGCATCACAACCTCCACCACAGATAAGGCCAAAGCATCCAGATCATCATGGCAACCTATCGGAAAACACTCGGCCATAGAGAGTTTCTTGCGTCCACAGCCCGTGGCATCGGTGGTGGCCGACCACCTCCAAGAAACTGATGTGCTCGCGGTGGGTCAGCAGCGCCTTGGGGATTTCCACTCGCCACGGCCCCCAGGTCGAGAAGCCGGTCGGCGCGTTGCCGCCCACCAGTTCGTCGGGCTTGATCTGGTAGACCAGCACCCGGGGCGCCAGAGGCTGCTTGGGCACGGCCATCACTGAGGTGGAGATCAGTTCGCACGCCCGGGTCTTCACCAGCGTGCCACCCAGGACGTAGTGGCCGTCCTGCCGCTCGATGTACTCCAGCTTCCAGTCCTCGATGACCGGGGCGAACCGTGTCTCGGCCATGTACACCACCCAGAGCATCAGCAGCGCACCCACGGTGAAGGCGCACAACTCAAGGAATCGCAAGGCGACCCGCCCTGGGGTTGTCTCCAGCAGCCATTCGGCGGCGTGCATGTTCTGGATCATCATTTGTTCATTTCCCGTTTGAGCCATTCGATGAACCCCATCAGCACCATCGCGCCCACCAGCCCGATGGCGCCGCGAAGCAGCCAGGAATACAGGTCGGTCTTGATCTTGTCGTCGCGCTCGGCCTGCTTGATGCGCCCGTCGTGGAAGTCCTTGTGCTTGTACAACGGGCCATCGGGGAACGCCTCGTCGCGCAGCCGGCGCATCTCGGCATCGGTGTGCGCCACGGCGTGGGCCGTTACGGAATCAATCTTCGTCATCAGCGCCGTGCTGATTTCCAAGCACTTGGCGTTGAAGTGCTGGATCAGGCGCGACTCGGTTTCCGCCAGCCGGTGGTCGAGTTCTTCCGCCACCATGTCGGCCACCTGGGCAGGCTGAAGCGCCCGACGCTCCGGCCCGGTGTACTCACGGTAATCGTCACGATCTGGCGACATACGGCTCCTGCACGGCTGCGCCAGGGCAGCGCAACAACCCTGTGCCGGATTCTCTGGAAACCGCCCTCGCCGCGCCTGCGGCGAGATGTCGTCAGACCTCGATCAGCTCGACCGGCAGGCTGGGCGCTTGGCCCTCGATCACGCCGCCGCGCACGAACACGGTCTGGCCCACCTGGGCGTCGCCCCGGGCCTTGAGCAAGCCACCCCCGGGCATCTCCAGCGTGGCGATGTTGTTGGCGACCGACTGCACCACGCCCACCTGCAAGGCGGGGTCGGGAATCAGGTCGAGGAAGGCTTTGTACAAGTTACGCATAGTCGTGTACCTCCACGCCCAGGGTCTGCCAAACGTCGGGCATCTGCGCGTCCACCTGGGTGCTGCGCACGATGCCGATGCGCGATGCGCCGTTGTCGGTGTACTCCACGAACGCCCCCGGCTGGATGATGCCCGTGGCCTGGAGCACCGGCAGGCGCAACTGGTGCTCGATCTGCTTGCCAGTGTCGCCCAGCACGGCCAAGCCCCGCTGGCGGGCCGCCGCTGCCGTGGTGATGAGCGGGTCCGTCACCATCGGGGCCAGCAAGTCGCCTGCGGTGCCCTGGCGGGTCACCCGGCCCAGCACGCCCTGCTCTGCGCCGCTCACGTAGACGCGGTTGTAGGCGGGCTTCTCCTTCCACGTCAGGCCCTCGCGGCTCACAACGTCGGCGGGCAGCACGAAGTCCGGGGTCACGGTGTCCCACTCCCACGGCTTAGTGGGGTACAGGTGGCGCACCTTGAAACTCTGCGCACTCGGGTGCGGGATCAGGTAGGCACCACCGGCCTGCGCCAGCGCGTTGAGCGCGCCGATGTAGGTGCCCTGGTGGTTCCAGACGCCTGCCGGGATGTTCCACGCCTCCAGCCCGTAGTCGATGTTCCAGCCCATCGGCACACCGTTGAACGTCAGCACGTCATCGAACAACTGCTGGTGGGTGCGCTCGCTGGTGTTGCCGAACGTCTGGACGGGGGCGTAGGGCGCGTCGAGGAAGGCGTTGCGGCCCCGGCCACTGATGTTGATGGTGACCTGACCGAACGACCGCTCGCGGCCCACCTGCTCGGCCAGCACGCGGAACTCCTGGCCGTTGACCCAGGCGCTGAGTTCGACCGGCCCGTTGGTCGGCTCCACCAGGGCCTGGGACGTGGCCGGGAGCGAGGCGCTGAACCCCCACGACCAACTGGACACGTCCAGGCTCAGGCTGAAACGGAGAGCAGGCACCACGGCGTTGTCGCTGGTGCGGCGAAGGGCGAGGTTGTTGAGCACGATGTAAACCCTCTGTACGGGGACGATGATCGGTTCGACTGGCGGCTCCGGGGGAGCCTCACCGTCGCAGATGAAGAACAGCCGCGTGTCGCCCGTCCACGGGTACTGGAAGACCAGATTGCTGTCGGGCGTGTAGCAACCCCCTTCAGGTGGCAAGGGCGGCAGCACGATGCTGATGCCCGCTGGCGGGGGCACGCCGTCTTGGAAGGCCCCGATGAGCCCATTGATGAGCGCCGTGGCCGACTGGAACCCGCCGTAGTGCGCAGCGACATGCAGCTTCAGCGCCTCGTCGTAGCTCGACTGGCGGCGGGCGTGCGTCTTCGTGCCGTCCTGATGTTTGTACAGTGTGGCGTTGCGGGTCTTCGTGGCGTTCTGGAACACACCCTCGCGGTTCTGCCAGATGGCCGTGGCGTCCTGCGAACGGCCCAGGGTGTCGTCGTGCGCCCGGGTGCCGCGCTGGAAGGCGTCGCGCTGGTCGTTGCGCACCGCCTGGAGGTCGGCAGGCAGCTTGTGCTCGATGGTCTGCGAGCCGTTGGTCACGCGCTGCCAGAACGCTTCCCAGCCCACCGGCTTGCGCACGGTGTCTTGCTGCGGCTGGCTCGGGCCTGTCTGCACCTTGCTGGCAACTTGGTGCGGTGCGTCGGTCGCGCCCACCGTCGGGCGTTGCGTGCGCGTGAAGTATTGCGCCTCGGCCAGCATCACCAACCCGGGCATTTGACCCGAGACAGACACCGGGGTGGAGGGCCGCACTGCGCCGCTGGCGGCTTGCAGCGCAGGCAACGCGCCCGACACGTTGATGTCGATGCGCCCGATCAGCCCGACGACTGCCGTGAGCCCCGGCATCGTGCCGCTGACGTTGACCGCGACAGCCGGTTCTTCCAGCGGGATGTACTTCGCCAGCCCGGGCATGGTGCCCGAGAAGGCCAGATCGACCGGCAGCGGCAGGCCATCCGGCTCGCCGAAGGTCAGCGTCGTGGTGGCGGGGGCCTTGTTGCTGAACTGGAACGACAAACGCCCGTCGGGTCCGACAGGCGTGTTCTCGTACTGGATCGGGTCAAAAACCAGATCGCCGTTGGCGGCGGGTCCATCCCCGAACTCAAAGTCGGCCAAGGCTTACCCCAGCACCGCACCCACCAGCTTTGCGTCGCCACCAGCAAAAAGCTGACGGGTCGCCATCTGGATTTCGCCGTTGTTCGTGCCGTCGTCCACGTCGGCGTCAAAACAGGCTTGGCCGTCGCCGTTGACGAAGCGGCCCCAGGTCGCTAGCCCGCTGGTGGAGATCAGACCATCCTCCAGTTGCGTCAGCGTCAACTGGCCGTTCGCCACCACGCCAGCCGGCTGGGTCAACGTGATCTGCACCAGCAAACTGCCCGTGGCCGGGTCACCCGCCGTGGCGGGGCGAGCACCCTCGTAGATTTGCAACTTGGCAGGGCCAGTGGCCGAGTCGAGGTGGGCCAGCGTACCGTTGAGCCGGTACTCGTTGTGGAGTTGGGTGATGGTAATCATGTCGCGCTCAGGTTGTCGGCAATGACTGCCCGGTAGTAACCCGTGTGATCGTAGGCAATCACGGTGTATCGCGCCTGCGGGAGGAGTTCGCTGAAGGTGTACACGCCGGTCAGCGGGTCGCTGACGGTCTCGCGGATCACGTTGCCCGACTGTTCTTCGATCAGGATGACGCGGCGGGCCACCGGCTGGTTGGGCGAGCCGAGGTTCTTCACCGTGCCGGTCAGTGTGGCCGTGCCGAGTTGCGGGTCGAAGCGGAACACCACCGGCTGGCTGGGCAGCGTGGTGGTTGGGTTGAGCGGCATGATCTCGCCCACCGCGTACTGCATGTTGATGTCAGTGAGTGTGGTCGTCATACAGCCACCACCTTATCCACCGTCAGCGCCCGGTAGTTGTTCTCATAGTCGTAAGTCACCACCGTGTAGGCGTAGGCCGGGTTCAACTCGGTAAACACGAACTCGCCGGTCACGGCATCGCTCCAGACCTCGCGGATGAACTGCCGACCGTTCTCGTCGTACAGCCGTACACGACGGCGCAGCGGGACGTTCGGCACCTTCTTGACCGTGCCCGCCACCGTGGCCGTGCCGCCGTAGGCGATGTCGATGCGGTTGGGCGCTGGGGCGATCTGGCTGGTGACGGTGGCCGGGGGCGTGTACTCGCTGATGCGGGTGGGGAACGGAACCGGACGGGGCCCCGCTTGCGGTTTCAGTGGTGCAACCGAGCCGTCCATGAAGTTTGCGGCCACAGGTGGTGTGAACGCGGCGAGGTATCGACAAACACCCACCTCAACCCTTGTTGGCCCGAAATAAGCAGGGCTGCGCTCGGCTGAACGGAACTGCACGCGGTCGATGACCACCGGAATGTCGTCTATCCAAGTACCTTTGTTCTGTCCCGCGACCCAAAGCGTGTTCGTGGACCCCTCACGAGTCCACGCCACATGCCTCGTGGTGTTGGCCGCGACACCCGAACTCTCGGACGCGACCACTATGCCGGATGCGTCGGTGGCCTCAATCCGATGGTCTGAGTTTGTAACCCACTTGACACGCAAACTAGACCCTGCGTTGAAAGAAAGCTGCGCGCTGACGTTTGCCGGTGTAGGGTCCGTCGCGGTGGTAGTTATTCCACCACCCAGGTAAGTCTCTATGGTGAAGTCACCTTGTAAAACATCACCGATCTCGTAGTAAATCTGCCGACCAGTGGGGCCAAGAACAGTCGTTTGCAAACCGCTATTTGGCGACGACAACTGGACAAAAGAAGCCGAAGTCAAAATAGCTGGCGTATACGCCAAATTATCCAGACTCAAGTTGTATGGGGCGTTCCAGATAAAGCGAAACCGTTTGTAGTCTGGATCGCCACCTGACACGTTTACGGGCGGAGAGCCGTCCCAACGCGCCCAGCCGCTAAAAGCCGTTGCCCAAAATGCCCCGCTTTCGGAATGTTGGACAACCCAAAAACCCGGCCCGCCCCGTGCTGTTGTAGGTGTGAACTGCACGTCATCCACATCCTGCGCCACCCCAAAATCCCACTGCAACGCGAACCCCGGCTGGCGCGCATCAGCAGCGGCCCAGCGGCCTGCCGAGATCGGCGCGAAGGTGCTGGTGAACGTCGCACCGCCGTCCACCCGCGAGCCGCCCGAGTACAGGGCGATGTCACTCAATTCAAGGTCGCCACCACCGTAGGTGGAGATGCCGACAATTCTCCAGTAACGTGCAGCAGGCATTTACCAGGGCCCTGTGATGTCGAAGAAGATGGTGGCCGCGGTGGCCGCAGCCGTGTTGGGCACGCCGATACTTTTTACCGCCAGCAACTTTCGGCCAGCGTAAGCGCCCTGACCGTCGATCTTGTCGCGCCAGTTGAAAGTTGTATCCGCTAGAGTGTGGCAGGGGTACAGAAGCCCGCGCAGCCGACCGCGATTTCCGGTAGAGCCTTCATAAAGAAAGGCGGGCGCGAGGTACAGACCGTTATCGGGCCCGTTTGGGTATGTGAATAGACCGACAGCACCAGGGTGCGTGTTGTTAGTGTTCGGGTACTCTATCTGCCGAATAATCTGGAGCGACCCACCGATTGCAGTAAAGGCCCGCGCCACAAAACCCTCGTTCGCTGAGGTGCCCGAGTAAGAAATGCCAGAGCCCAAAGACGATGTTATGGCACCGGCTGACGCGCTGTGACCTGTTATGTAGCAGCCAAAAGCGTCACCGGATTTGGCGCTGTTGAAATCCCCAAAAACCCAACCATAACTATTCGGCATGACCCCCGCGCCGTTCGTGCTGGTGTTCACAAACACGTAGAACGCCCTGTCATCCGCGATCACCGTCCAAGCTCGCGCAACACCCGCTGCTGCGCTAGCTTTCGGCCACCACAAACCGCCAGACCGCTGAGTGTTCGTCGGGAACGGCCCCGTGCCGGTGTTCACGTCGGTCATGCTCTCGTAGCCGACCACCCTGGCGTCGGTCGTACCTGTGTCGTCCACCCGCAGGAACTCTCGCGTCCCGGCCACGTTGGCACTGCGGTACACGGCAAGGTTCGTCCCGCTGAAGGGCTTTTCCCAACCAGCCGGCGCCAGCCGTGCGTTGATGGCGCCCGTGGCCGTCGTGTCGGCGATGCCTGGGGCTGCGAACGTGATCGTGTTCGTCGTGGCCGACAGCACGCGCTTCTCGCCGTTGAGGCCCGCAGGCGTCGCCCCGGCGATCAGCACGATGGTGTCGGGCTCGTAGCCGTGGCCCGCGCTGATGTTCGCCGTGGCGACGTTCGCGGCCACCGTGAGGCTGTCCACCGTGCGCAGGCTGAACCCGTTGACGAGGCAGGCGTCGAGCACGCCGATCAGAGAGCCCGCCGTGCCGTTGAGCACGGGGGCGTCGGTCATCGCCGAATGAAAATACTTGACAGAGGTCATCAGGACTCCCAGGGACCAGTGATGTCTACGAACACGACGCCTTGGCTGGTGGTGCCCGCAGGCGAGCCGCACTTCAGCGCCATCAGCTTGCGGCCAGCGAACTGTCCTTGGCCCTGCACGCGGTCCATCTGGTTGAACGAAGCGTGCGCGTTCTGCGGTGTGTGGTAGAAGCCGCGCAAGTAGCCGCGAGGTCCACCACCTTCGGCCAGGATCACCCGGCTCAGGATCAAGCCCTGGTTGGCTGGGGCGGGGTATGTGGCGAACGCTGTGCCGCCTGGGTTGGTGGTGCCACCGCTGACGACGATGGATGTGGAGCCGTTATATGACTCCAGCGCCTTGATGAGCGCCACAGCACCGCCCACGCCCGATCGGGAGCGGGGTGCTTGTAATGTGCCATAGGCGGTGCTGGAGTTGCTGAGTTCGAGCGTGCCTTCGTTTCCCGACCCCCCGACGCTGGGGGTGGTAAGGTTTGTTGTCGTTTGCCCCGCGATAAAACACCTGTACGGGTCAAGCGTGCTGAAGGAAACAAAATCCCCGAAACCAAAAACTACACCACTAGCCAGATTACCGGAGTTAACGTGTTGGATAAGTAGATAAAAAGTCTTTGAGTCCCCGACCAGAATGAACGGGGTGTTTGCACTTCGACCCCAACGCACGCCTGACGCTGCGAAAACTCCAGAACCCGTCCCCAATCCAGTGGCGCTTTCAAAGCCAGAAACCTGCGCGTTTGACGATCCTTCACTATCTGTAACAGACAGAAACATCTGAGTAGATGTCACATCACTGCTGCGGTACACCGCTCCCGTCGCGGCGCTGAAAGCCTTGGTCCACCCCAGCGGCGCGTATCGCACCAAGATCGTCCCGGTGGCTGCACCGTCGCTCACACCCGCCGCAGAGAACGTGATCGTCGTCGCAGCCGTGGTCAGCACGCGCTTTTCGCCGTTCAACGCACTGGGTGTCGCACCGGATACCAGCACCACGCTGTCTACCTCAAAGCCGTGGCCGCTGGGCAAGGTAACGGTGGCGACGCCGCCGCTCACCGACAGGCTTGTCGCGGTGCGTTCGTTGAAGCCGTTGACCAGCATGTTGTCAAGTCTCCCAATGAGCGCCTGACCCGAAACAGCCAAGGAACCTACCCCCGCCATCCCCGAGTGAAAAAACTTTACTGCTGTGCTCATGGCGTATCTACGTCCCCGCGAATCAAGATGGTGAAGGAGTCATCAGGCACCGTCTCCGGCCCCTGCTGCACGGTGCGGACGACCCACACGGGGAACATCGCGCCGATGGTGTTGAAGCGCAGCACGTTGCCCGTCGCCCAGCCAGAACCCCAGCCCAAGGCGGGGATCGTGAAGTACGGCACGCCCGTGTTCGGGTTGAGCGGCGAGCAGTCCGTGCCGGTGTTGCCCGTGGCGATCACACCCACGTTCTCACCGATGACTTCAAACGCGGTGCTGTTGGTGAAGCGCACGGCCCAGCGTTCGGTCAGCGCACCACGGTTGGTCACCGTGATCGGGAACGCCGTGTTGTTGAACGTGGCCGTGGCCGCCGTACCCGGGGTGTCGCTGAACGTGCCGTTCCACGATGCCAAGTCGAAGATCAGGTTCATGCGGGCGAACAGGTCGCCCGACACCAGGGCCGACGACACGTAGCTGCCCAGCGGGTAGTTGTGCGTCAGCGGGCGGGTGAACGTGATCTCGCCGTTGATCTGTGCCTCGCGCACCACGCCCATGTCCTCGATGCGGTGCTCGATGGTCACTGGCTGGCTGTAACCCGTCACGTTGGTGAACGTGACGGTGCCTGCTTCCAAGTCAGTGGTGTAGCCGGTGTTGATGACCACGCCGTCGTTGCCGATGACGCGCACGCGGCTCAGGCGAACCCGACCGCAGTTGATGGTCTGCCCGTTGCTCACCGTCGCCGTGATCTCACCCGTGTGACCCACCACCGCGAAGCCGCCTGCGCGGAAGATCGGCACCCGACCGTCGGACGGCAAGCGCACCGGGTCAATGCCCAGCAGGGTGGCGTCCAGCGGCAGGTAGCTGAAGGCCACCGCGCTGTAACGCACCGAGGCCGAGGCCACGGGGGCAGGCTTGAAGATCGTGCCGTTGGTCTCTACGTTGGCTGCGTTGTACCAGGGCTCCGACTCATTGCCGGCAGCGGTCACGTACTGGCCGAAGCGCAGCCGCACCAGACCCGTTTCGCTGTCCACGGTGCCGTCCACGCCGGGGGCGGTGATCGTGCCGTCGAGGGCTGCTGTCGCGTTCTGCGTGCCACCTGCGGCACGGGCGTACTGGATGACCAGAGAGCCTGGGCGGATCGGCGCTGCCGCTGTGCGGAAAACGTACTCGCTGGAGATGTTCTCACCCACGGTCGTGACGCAACTCTGGCGGGTGATCGCGTTCGTGGCCCCCGGCGCCCATGAGGTCAGCGCGACGTTGCCCGTCACGTAGCTGATGGTGCCTCGGTTGACCCAGCCGCCCGTCGTGAACTCGCGCAGCGTCCCGGTGCTGTTGTCACCCCAGGGCTGCGAGCCCGCGATGGTCAACACGACGGAACCCGGCACCACCTGGGCCTGCACGTCGGTCAGCAGGTTGAACGAAGGGCTGAACGTGAACGTCTCGCTCACGTTGCTGGTGGAGCCGGCGCTGTTGTACTTCAGCACCACCAGACCGCTGGTGTCGTTCGGGTACAGCGTCGGCGCGTCCACGTAGGTGATGCCGTTGTAGTTCAGGCGGAAGCGGTCGGTGCCGCCGCCGATGGGTGCGGCCACGTAGTTCGGGCGTGGAATCTTGATCGTGGTGTCGGGCTGGAACACCACAGCGCCCGTGGCGTAGTTCACGGTGCCGATGTTCGCGCCGTTGTAGACCACGTTGCCATTGCCGTCGTCGCGGGCGACGTGCAGCGGGTCCACGAAGGTTCCGATACCCATCTCCAAGACCTGCTCGCGGGTGTACGCACCCAGCACAGTCTCGTCGGTGACGGTGTTCCACACCACCTCCAGCGTGTTGGGCTCGATGCTGCCGAGCGTGGCGGTCACCGGCACTTGACCCTGGCCGTTGCGCGACGGGTAGGGGAACGTGTCGGACTGCTTGGGGCCCGCCACGTAGTTCACCGTCAACTGCGTGCCGACTTCCGGCAGCACGTTGGGTGCGAAGGTCAGCACACCCTGGGCCACGCTCAGGGTGCCGGTGGCGTCACCGCTCAGGGCGCCGCTGGCCGCAGCGGTGGCTGTCTTCGCGCCGTTGTACGTCCAGCTCACGGTCAGAGAACCCGGCTGCGGGGCTTTGTCTGCCGGCGGGTTCAGGGTGATCGTCTGAGACGCCTTCAGCACCTCGGACGGGCGGCTGGTCTCCTGCGTCGGCACGTTCCAAGTGATGATGAGGCTGCTGCCCACGTCTGGCAGAGCGCCCAGCGTCACCACGAAATCACCTGTGTCCTTGTTGAAGGTGCCCACGCCGTAGCTGCTGTCAGTGCCGCGAATCCGGCCCGCGCCGTCTTCACTGAGCACGTACCAGCGGTTCTGCACCATGTAGCTGATCGACAGCGTGCCGGGTTGCGGGACCGGGAACACGATACCCACGTAGGACTGGCTTCGGCTTTCCGCTGTGACCACGACCTCCGTCGACTGAGGGGCGCGGAGCAAACGGGCAGCGGGTGTGTACGTGACGGCCTTGCTGTTGTTGAACGAGCCTGAGTTGACTGTCAGGACGCCGTTGGCGTAGTCGATGGTGCCGATCTCGCTGGTCGTGGTCTTCAGCAAACCGGCTTCGTCGAAGATGGTCAGGCCATCGGTGACGATCTGCACTGAACCCGGCAGCGCGCCACCCGGGAGGTTCATCGACGTGGTGGTAGACCACGCCACGGTCGTCGTGTAGCTAACGGGCGCCGCGCCCGGGACCGGCAGGCCCGAGGCCGCGTAGGGCTGCGCGAACGAGATCGGGGTCTCGGTCTGGGCGCTCGGCACCAGTTGGGTGTAGATGGACGAGCCCTTGACGGTGAAGTCGCCCAGGTTGGCGGCTTGGGTCAGCGGCACAACACCAACGTAGGTGCCGGCGTCGGCCACCACGGTGTCGCGGATCAGCGTCGTCGTCGTGGTCCGGGTGATGCCGTCGGTCGTCCGCATGAACAGACGCGATGCGGGAGCACCCTTGAAGTCAGTGCGCAGCGTGTCGCTCAACTCCAGCGACACGATCCTGGCGTTGTACGTCTCCAGGCTGTTGCCGATCAGTTGGGTGAACTGGCGGATCACCGACGAGACGTTGGTCGCCCGCACGTACTGGATTTTCTCGGTGCTCAGGTTCTCGTTCTGCACCAACACCAGGGTCTGGCCGACGACCGGGATTTCCGCCTCGGGGCGCTGGAACAACTGGATCACCCGCTGGCCCATCAGGTGGTCTTCGTACAGGAACCCCGGCCACTCGGGGCCTTTGTTCAGGTACGCCTCGATGCGCTTCGCCGCCTCGGTGCGCGGGTCGAACGTCAGGCCGTTGGAGAACAGCGTCACGCTCACGCGAGGGTCTTGCGGCGGTTCGGCCACGATGACGTTGCCGCCGAAGTAGGTGTCGGTGTCGTCGGTCTGGATCGAGACGAAGGTCTTGCGCAGGTTGACCCGGCCACCCGCGCGGTCGAGTTCCGAGATGTCAGGGAAGATGGCGTTGCTGACGCCATCGGGAATCACGTTGCCCGTCGGGGCACCGCCACCTTCAGGCACGTCCGCCATCACAGCGGATTTCAGCAGTTTCACGTCACCGGATTGAATCGGCATCTCAAATCTCCATCAGCCGCAGCGTGGCGGTGTAGTAGTCGCCCGTCTGAACGTCGGCGTAGTGGACGACGGGTGTCGCCTGTATCACTTCACCTTCGTGATGCCGCCATGTGACATTGTAGGAGATTCCACGATGTGAAAGCAACATCTCACATCCTGGAATAGAAGCCCAGGCCATGAGCGTCTCCAAAGTGGCCCGTGTGATCCAAGAAGCGTTCTCGGCCTCGGGCTGCAAGGTGATCGGGCGGCCCGCGATTCGGGCGTGCGCCTGGATCACCAGCGCCCCGGTGATGGTGCGCTCGGCGGTCTGCACCACGGGTTGCCAACTCGCTTCGTCCGACCAGTACAGGTCGTCGGGCAGGTTGATGGTGGTGCCGTTGTAGGACAGGGTGGTCATCAGATCGTGGCCCTTGTGGACATGGCATCGAGTTGGCGCAGCATTTCGGCCAAAGCGAAGGCGTCTTGCTGCGAGGCGGTGTTGATTTGGCGAGTGGACCCGTTAATGTTCACGTTCACCGGGGTGGTCGTGGCGCGTGGCGCGGTGGGCGCCGAGGAAGGCGCAGTTGGTCGCTGCGCCGATCCACCAGATCGACCTTCAAGCTGATTCAACGCAGCCCACAACTCCCCCTTCAAAGCGTCTCGGGCACCCATGCTCCCAAATGTGCTGAACCGAGCGCCCGCCCGTCGAAGGTCTTCAATAGAAGGCCCTATCTCAAGGGACGTAAGCAAGTTTCGGATCAAACCTGCGTCTGCTTCGGTAAGCGTCCCAGCTTTGGCCTTTGCTCGGAAAAGCTCCAAGCCGTCTGGCGCTACGGTGGTGCGCGACGCTCGCCCTTCCACGGATGTCGCAACTTTGCCTGCCGCGTCCGCCATCTCCATAAACCCGCCTGCCGCGTTTTTCGCCGCCTCCCCCACCCGTTCGGTCGCTGCACGCGCCTCATCCATCCTTTGGACGATCAATCGACCCGACGAGTCGGCCTCGACTTTCATGCCTCGCGCAGCAGCCTCTGCCCGGACTGCCGAACTGACCACGCCGTTGTTGGCCGCCACCGCTGCGCGGGCGTATGCTTCAAACGCTTGCTGCAACTCCCGCGTCGTCGCAGTGCCTGAGTTGCGTATGACCTCATAGGCTTGCGCGGCCTTGCGCGCTGCATCGTCGAGCGATGCCTGGGTGGTGACACCCAACTGTCGCATCGCCTCAGCCACACTGTTGATGCCCGGGGTGGCGTTCTCCAGGGAAACACGAAGCTCGTCGGCTTTCTGCTTGGCTTGATCCAGCAGACCGTTCGCCACGGTGTTGCCCAAAACGTTGCGGACCTCCTCGATGCGGACACGTAACTGCTCCACCGCCGCCTGGGAGTCGGCGGTGTCGATACCCTTGCTGATGCTCGCCGTCAGCACCGCACCCACGTCCAAACCCTGCGCCCGTAGCCGGTCCATGCCGCCGATCAGGGTATCCACGTCGTTGACCGCCTTGACCGAGGTTGCGGTCATCTGGTCGCCCAACGTGCGGATGTCCACGCCCGTGCGGGAGACCGCTGCGGCCAGTTGTGCGTCCATCGCAAAGGCCAACTGCTCAACACCCCGCCCCGCCGTGCCGAACGCAAGCTGCGCGTTGAAACCGAACGTGGCTAGGTCTTGGCCGTCCAGCGCCTTGGCCCAGGCGGCCTTGAACTGCTCCGACGTGATGATGCCCTTCTGGAGCAGCGCGTCGAGCACCGAGCCCGCGTTCTGGATGCCCGCCGTGGTGGACAGGTCGAAGTCCTTGCCGATCTTGTCGATGGCGTCCGCTGTCAGATCACCCTTGGCCTTGAGGTCTTCCAAGTTCTTGACCAGCTCAATGCCCGATTTCGTCAGGCCGAACTGCGCCTGGGTGGCCTTCTCGGCAGCAGCTTTCTGAGCGTCGAGTTGCTGCTTGCGCTCCTCGGCGGCCTTGCGCGCCGCCTTGTCGGCCTCCTCCATCTTGCGGGTGGACTCCTCCAGATTGTCCTGGCCCTTCGCCCACAGCACGGCCTTGGCGGCCAGTTCGCCCAAATCCTTCGCGTAGAGCGCCGTCAGCGCCAGGACGCCCACCGGGCCGCCCAACGCGCCGCCTATGGCCCCCAGGCCCCGTGCCAGCAGCCCGCCGCTGGTGGCGGCTGCCGTGGAGGCCGCTGCCGAGGCGCGGGCCGCCGCAGCGGTGGCGTTGATCTGGGCGTTCAGGCCCGTGAGGCTTCCGGCGAGCGCCCGGTTGGCGGCTGCGTTGGCGACCTTCGCAGTGGTGTTGGCAACGGTGGCTGTCGTGTTGGCGGTGTTGGCAGCGGTGTTGGCCGTGGTCGCAGCCGTGGCCTCCACGACCGCCACGGCGGCGGCCTGGGTGCTCTGGCGCAAACCGAACATGCTCTGCACGAACGTGGCGATGCGTGCCGCCGCGAACACCTTGAACAGCGCCTCGGCGGATGCCGTCAGCACGCCCATGTTGTCGGCCACGACGCGCACCACCGACGCCAGCCCGTTGAGGGCGTCCTTTAGCGCGTTGGTCACGCCCGCGTCGCCCAGCTTCTGGAACGCCAGGGAAATGGCGTTTTGCAGGCGCTGCCACGCTGCCGTCAGGGTGTTGGACTCACCCTGAATCTCGGTCAACGACTTGGTGAAAGCCGGGAAGAACTCACGGGCCGACACCTGCCCCGCTTCCACCAACTTGAACAGTTCCTCGGTGGTCACGCCCAGGCCCTTGGCCGTCAGCGCCACGGCACCGGGGATGGCGTCGCCGAGCTGCTGCCGCAATTCTTCCAGGCTCACCGTGCCCTTGGCCGCGATCTGGCTGATCGCCTCCAGCGCCTGCTCGGCCTTGACGCTGGACAAGCCCAGCACGCCCGACACCCGCGCCAGTTCGGCGAACAGCGCGTTGGACTCAGCCAGCGGGATGTTGCTGAACTTTGCCGATGCGCTGAACTTCGTGAAAGCGTTGCTGATGTCGTTGAACGACACCCCGGCCCTGTCGGCGGCGCCGCGCAGGAAGTCGATCTGGTCGGACGCGGTGCCCGCGTCCTCGTAGATCGAGGTCAGGCCCAGGCGCATCGACTCGATGTTCGCGTTGGCGGTGATGAACGCCCTGCCCGTGCGCTCCACCACTTCCACCAGGGAGACGAACGCGGCCAACTGGCCGACGGTGGTCTTCAGCAGGCCAGCGGCCTTGTCCATCATCGTCAGGGAGCCGGTGGCCTCCCTGATCTCGCGCTCCAGTTCGCGGATGCGCGTCTGGCCGCTGCGGAAGGCTTGGTCGAGTTCCGCGCCCGTGGCCGCACCACTGGACGCCAGCAGGCGCATCGACTCGCGCACGCGCTCGATCTGCTCGCGCAGGGAGTTGACCGATTTCACGCCCACGTCGCTGAAGGCGTCGCGCACCCGCTGGCCTGCGGCCTGCGCAGCCGCAGCGGCCTCGCGCTGGGCTTGCTCCATGCGCTGGTAGTCACGGATCACGCCCTCGGCTTCGGCGCGGGCCTGCGCCTGCAACTGGCGCTTGGTGTTCAGTTCGATGATCGCCAGCCGCTCGGACTCAGCCGCAGCGGCGCGGTCGGCAGCTTCCTTGCGCTGCACCTCGGCCACGGTCTCGCGGATGGCCGTCTTCACCTGCTCCAGCGACTGCACCACGCTGGCCTGCGCACTGCCAAAGTCCTTCGCTGCCGCGCCCGACTGGTTGAGCGTCTTCAGCAGCGTGTCGGCTTCGCGCTCCAGGGCTTGGTAGCCCTTGACCGCCTTGTTCAGTTCGGGTTGCAGCGCCCGGTACTCGCGGCCCAACTCGGCCTGCGCCTGGGCAGCGGCCTGGGTGTTGGCCTTGGCCTTCTCCAACTCCACACCCATCTCGCGCTTGGTGCGGCGGGCCGCCTCCTCGGCGGTCTGCAACTCGCGCAGTTTCGTGGTGTAGGCAGTGTTGGCCGCCGTGTGGTCGTCGGTGCTGCGCTTGAGTTCGCGGATTTGCGCCGCGATGTCCTGCACCGAGGCGTTGGCTTGCCGGTACTCGGCGGCGGCCTGGGCCTGGGCGGTTTTGGCCGCGTCGGTGGCCGCTTGCAGGCGGGCCAGTTCGTCACGGTAGAACTTGGCCTTGTCCGATGCCTCTTGGTACGCCTGCTCGTTGGCCTTGAGTTCCTGGGTGACGTTGTCGAGCGCAGTCAGCGCCTTGGCCTGCCCCTCCAGTTCACCGAGGGTGTCGGCCAGCTTCTTGAACTCGGGCGCAGCCTCGCCGCCCGACTTTGCCAACTCCTTGACATCATCGCGGAGCTTGCTCAGGGCTTCGGCGTTGGCGGTCGTAACCGACAAGGCCAGTTCAATGTCGCGGCGGTTCTGCTGGGCCATGCTGCGTTACTCAAAAAAAGTGGGCGCAAGCGCCCACCGAACCCTCAAAGGAGACCAAGGAAACAATCAAGCCGCATTGAGCAGTTGCACGGTGAACGGCTCCGTCTTACCGGTCGGGGTCTTCAGGCGACCCGGCAGGCTGATGGTGGCGAAGTCGTCGCTCAGGAAGTCGAACGCGGAATCCGCAGAAATCACGGCTTCGAACACGTCCACGATCACCGGCAACTGGTCGGCGAAGTTCACGCCGTCCAGGCGGAACTTGGCACGAATCTGGCTGTTCACGGCACCACGGATCAGGGTGCCGCCCACTGCGCCGTAGGTGCCGGTCACGTTGACGGTGGCGCCGTCAGCGATGGCAGAGCCGGCCAGAATCTTCAACCAGCCCAGGCGGTAGTTAATCTCGTAGTCGGTGCCCAGGACGTAGGTCACGGTGCCAGCGGAGTTCTCCACGGCGAAACCGGCCTCGGCCACGTTCTGCTTGCCCAGGTCGATCCATTCACCCTTCTTGGTCACGACGACCGGGGTGTCGGCCCAGGAACCGCTGCCCTGGTTGATGGTGGACTCGGTGCCCAGCAGAGCGATGGACAGGGACTCCTTGTTCACCTCGGGCAGTTCCAGGGTGAAGTCGGCAGGCTGCGGCAGGGCCACGGTCTCGATCACTTGGCCGTAGGTGTTGCGGCCCCGGCTGGCGAGTTCTTTCAGCTCGACGTTCGGCTTGATCTCGAACTTGGTGGCTTCAAACGGGCCAGTGAAGCCGTCGAAGGTGCCGGTGGCGGGGTTGTAGCGAGAGATGTAGAGGTCGCCAGCCCCAAGGAAACCGCGAGATGCCATTTGCAAACTCCAAAAAGTGCGCCCAACAGGGCTGATGAACGATGGTGCAGAGTGTGTTCAAAACACGTCTGCGCCGCCTGCGGATAGATGTCGCTCAGGGGTTGGTCAGGTCTTCCACGTAGTCCACGTCGATGTCCACGGTCACGAACACCACGGGCACGCCGTCGGCCCGAGGCCCGATGTCGCGGCCCGCGTAGGTCACCTTCAGCACCCTGCCGCCGAAGTTGCCGTCGCCCGCGAAGATCGCCCGCTTGATGTCGCGGATCGCTTCGTGCGCTGCGTCGTTGGGGTCGTTCGCGTCGCAGTGAACGTAAGCCGCGATGACGAACCGCTGCGTGATGCTGGCCGTCGGCAGCTTGCCGGGGCGGTCGGTCGGGGTGTCCGCGCCTTCGATCAGCACCGCGCAGGGCACGGCGCTTTCGTCCACGTTGCGGCGGCCCTTGAACAGCCGCAGCCCGATGTCCGTCTCGTAGCCGTTGGCCTTGGTGATGGCCGCGATGCGGGCGGCCACGCCTGCCGCCACTTCGCTGGCCTTGGTGTAAATGGTCATAGCTTCCTCAATCTGTCGTCCAGCCCACCCAGGAAGGTGTCTCGCAACTCGTCGTTGATGGCCTGCTGGTTCTCGGTGGTGTAGCGGCGGAAGGTCTGGTAGACGCTGGGTCCGTACAGGTGCTTGAGCTTTCCGCCTTGGCGCTGGAACACGCCCACGCCGTTGCCGCCGTCGGCAGTCCCGCGCCTGAGCGGGAGCGTGAAGGCCGAGGCAATGGTTTTTGCGCCCTTGCGGTTCACGTCCACCGTATAGCCCGCCGATTTCATGTTCTCGGGGATGCCGCGAAACGCATCGCCCTTGCGGTACGTCCAGCCGGGCCACTTGCCGAACTTCTTGCCCATGTCCTGTATGCGCGAGTTCGACCAGTTCACAGGGGTCGTGTTGATGTGCGAGCCCGTGAAGCGTTGCAGAGTCGCCCCCCGCACCTTGGACCGCAGCAGGGCCTTGGCGGCGTTGCCGCTGGCTTGCGTCTCGTCGCGGGCGATGCGCGCCTCCACGTAGTCCCGCGTCAGGTTCAACTGCTTGACGGTGTCGTTGATCGACTTCGTGCGGACAGTCAGGGCCACCACGTCCACCGTGGCGCGGCGAAGCTCTGAGAGCGTCGTGGCGTCCAGCAGACGCAACTTGTCCGTCACGTCCAACAGGTCGGTGGTGTCCAGAGTGATCTGCATTTACAGCACCTTCGGTTGCAGGGTGAACCGCATCGTGTAGCCGTTGTCTTGCAGCAGGCCGTCGAGCACGAAGTTGCCCATCGGGTGTTGCAGCTCGTCGCCGACCTTGGCACCCAGGCGGGCGTCCAGCGTCGCCACGTCGCGGCTGAACACCGCGTCGTCGAACTGGCCCATCACCTGCACGCCACGCTCCACGTTGACCTTGCAGGGTGTCGAAGTCATGCCTCGCAGCAAAAAAGCGTCCTGGCCGAGATGACGCAGGACGCTCCGTGCAAGGCGCTCGAAAGCGCCGCTCATCAGGCTGCGAGCAGCTTGACGGGAACCGCAGGGCGGGTGCAGATCGACAGCGGGTTCGACTGCGCTTCCACCATGACGCCCTTGTTGAAGGGCATCGGCTCTTGCTTGGCGTAGTACGCCAGACCGTTGGTGTTGACGGTCTCCATGTAGTCCGCCGGGGCGTAGAAGGTGCTGAACAGGTCAGCCACGCCGCTGGGGATCATGTAGGCCGCGCCGTCTTCGATGAACGAAGTGCCGTTGACCGAGCCACGGTATTCTTCCCAGAACACGCCTGCGAAGAAGAAGCCCGAGCGGTTGTCGCCGCGCAGGAACTCGCCGTTCATCCAACGGTCGTAAGCCTTTTCCACGGCGGGGTGGCTCACCAGGGCGTCGAAGAACGAAGCCGAGCACATGGCGCGCAGATCGGTGTACATCAGGCCGCCGAGGGCGGCTTCCATCTTGCGCTTGGCCTCGATCACCTTGATGGCGACCTTGGTGCCGGTGGTGCCCAGCACCATGTTGTGCGTGGTCTGCGCAACGCCGAAGGCATCGTACAGGTCTTCCAGCACGGTCACGCCGTCGGCGTCCAGAATCTGGCCCTTGATGGCACCCATGCGCTGGTACTCGATGGTCGTGTCGAGGTCACGGCGCATCTTCATCAGCTTGCGGTTCATCAGGTTCTGGGCGGTTTCCACCTCAGACTCGGCACCGAAGGCACGCAGGTTCTGCACCTCGTCGGCCACGATGGCGGCGCGCTGGGGCAGGTGGATGACGTTCATCGAGCGCAGGGTGCGCTTGTCGTTGGTCATCGGGCGGCCCGGGGCACCGCGCTGGCCGGCAGGCACCAGGGAGATGGTGCTGCCGATGCTTTCCAGCGACACGGAGGTCGTGGTGATGCCTTCTTCGGTGAAGACGCCCAACTGCGACAGGCGCTGGGGCTGGTGCGGCACGTTCTCGATGGCCCGGGTCAGACTGAGCACCGAGAAAGCGTCGTTGTTGAAAATGTCCATGTGCATTTTGGTGCTCCTATCAGCGAACGATGATGCCCAGGGCGGCCAGATCGGCGGTGCCTGCGGCGTCCAGGCCGGTCAGTTCAGCGCCCACCACTTCCGCGCTGCGGGCGATGATGACGGCGCCTTGGTCGGCTGCGGCGTCGGGGACGGCGCGGTACAGCACGCCAGCGGCGATTTCAGCGCCACCGGAACCGGCGTTGTTGTAGGCGGTGTACTTGCCGTTCGCCAGTTTGGCGACGACAGTGCCTGCGGCCATCGCACCGGCAGCGGCGTCGATGGTCACTTCTTCACGACTGATCGAGCCATTGCCTTCCGACAGAATGAACTCGGCAGTGTGCTTGCCTTCCGTGAGAACGGTCATGGTCATGCTCCTTGCAGATGTTTACGACGCGCAGCCCAGATGTCAGAGGTTTTGACCGCAGCGGGCTGCGCGCCCTGAGACTGCGTGTTCGATGCCTGGGGAGACGTGTCAACGTGAGCTTCCTCGTCCTCCATAGCAGCAAAAATGGCGGCACGGGCCTCGGCCAGAGGGGTGCCTTTGCGAATGAGTTGGTCGGCCATCGCCTCGCGCTTCGCCAGCACGCACAGCGACTTGATCTCGCGGGCTTCGGCAGCGCGGGCCTTGACGGCGGCCAGATCGGCCAGCTTCGGGTCAAGTGCCCACTGGGCGGCGTAAGCCTCCATGCCCAGTGCAGCGGAAACCTCCACCACCTGATCTGCATGGGTCGCGGCAGGAACCCCCACCTCGTTGCTCACGCTGCCGTGGCGGGTGTCTTCGTCGGCGTCCGGGTGCTCCGGGTCCACGTCCTTGGCGTCTTCCTGCGCCAGCGCGTAGGCCACGCGGGCCCGCTCGGGCAGGCGCTCCAGATCAAAGCTGGCGCGGGCTTCCACGGCGGGCAGCACCTTGGTGGCGAAGCCCATGTCCAGGGCTTCCTGGGCCGAGAGCCAAGTCTCGGTGTCCAGCATGGACTTGATCTCGTCTTCGTCCTTGCCGGTGCGCTTGGCGTAGGTGGTGACCAGGGAGGTGCCGATCTTGTCGAGCACGTCGGCGGTGGCCCGCAACTCGTCGGCGTCGCCCACGGCGAACGTCCACGGGTTGTGGATCATCATCATCGCGTTCTCGGGCATCTCGATCTCGTCGCCCGCCATCGCTACGAGGCTGGCGGCAGAGGCGGCAATGCCCATGACCTTGACGTTGATCTTCTTGCCGCTGGCGCGCAGGCCGTTGTAGATCGCCAGACCGGCGAACACGTCGCCGCCCGGCGAGTTGATCTCCACGTTCACGGCTTCGGCCTTGATCGACTTCAGGTCGTCAAGAAAGGATTTGGCCGAAACGCCATACGCCCCGATGTCGTCAAACACCGTGAGCGTGTCGTTTGCGGCGAGGTTGTACCAAGTCTTCATAGGGTGTTCCCAAGATTTACGGCGAGTGTGTGCAAATCAGACGCTTCGCGCCTGCGGGCGGATGTCGCTCAGAGCAGCAGAGCCAGCAGCAACTCGTCTTCTTCGCGCTGGCGCTTGCGGCGGGCTTGGTTGCCGACCGTCCACAGGAGGTCGTCAATCTCAGGCTCGGGCGGCTTTTTCTTGAGCGTGAAACCCTGGAGCGCGGTCGAGGCTGGCCCGTAGCCGATGCCCTGCACGGCCACCGCCCGGGAGTCCAGCGTCTCGTTCATGTGCGCGTCACCGTGGTGGTGCCGCCCGCCTCAGTGATCGTTTGAACCACGTCGCCCGCGACACGGGTCGTCGGGCCGACTTGCAGCGGCACGCCCTCCACCAGCCCGTGCAGCTTCGCCAATTCGATGATGCGCAGCAGTTCGGCGGCCAACTCCAGGCGCACCTGACCGGCCACAGCGCCTACGTCGCCGGTCACCACGTTCTGCGTCGTGGTGACTTGGTTCACGGTCGCGGCCACCGTCACGGGGAACACCGGCTGAATGGCCGCTGTCCAGTAGGCCGTGCCGAAGTCCTCGCTGAACAGCACGCCGTCCACCGAAGTGGCGTTCGGGTCGTACACCACCCGCCAGCCGTTCGTCATGAAGAACGTGGCCCCGGTGAAGCCGCCCGGGATGGGGTCGTAGCCCGAGTACCGCATGGCCGGGAGCCACTTGGTGTTCGTGTCCCCGTCCGCGTGCGTCACGCGCACCCAGTCCTTCCATCGGCTGTACATCTCGGCCACGTCCAGCCGCGCCAGGGCCGGGTCCACGAACACAAAGCGGCCCGCCCCGTCGAAGCGGAACGGGCCTTGGGTGTCCGAGTCCACCGTCACGTAGCCGGTGCGGACGTAGCCGGGATCGACGTAGTTCATGCGTAGAAGTTCGGCGACTTGTTGGGAGTGTTGCGGCGGTCAGACTCGTAGTGGAAGTCCACCAGCAAGCCGAACACGTTGTCGGGGTTCTCGGTGCCGCCGTTGCTCACGCGGCGCAGCGTCACCAGCAGAATCTCGTCAGGCTCGGTCAGCGTCAGCGCCTGCGCCAAGTCCATCTCCGTCACCATGTGCCGCCACGCGCCACCGAAGGCAGGCTGCTCCACGAAGTAGCTCGTCTCGGCGGTGAAGTAGGCTTGCCCGTGGCCCAGGGCGCGGCTGATCTGCATCTCCCAGCGCACCGGCTGGGTGCTCTCGCCGCTGGTGCTCCAGTGGACGTGACAGACCGCCCTGCCCCCCGGCTTCACGTCGTGGTTGACGTGCAGCGGGGCGCTGAACGCATAGTCGCCCACCTGGAACGCCATCTCCCGCCGCAGGCCCGAGGGGCCGAACGGCAGGTATTCCGGTGCGAACTCGGTGGGTACGCCGATCAGCGAGAGCGGCGAGATAAGGTCCGACCACCCCTCTGCCGTCCGCGCATCCAGTTCGGCGATGTTCTGGTCGGCCTCCTGCGGCGAAAGGCTCGCGCCTTTCTCCGACAGCAGCGTGATGGGGTGCAACACGGGCATCGGTCAGTCCTTATACGGGGTTGTTGTAGTTCCGCTCCAGGGCCGGGGCCAGGAGGACGTTGATGCCCTGCGAACGGGTGATGGTGAAATCCACCGACGCAAACTGCCCGCCGTCCAGACCCAGACCCACCAGCTTCACGCTGGCGTTGGTGCCCGGTGTGCGGCCACCCTGGCTGTTGGAGTCGTAGGCGAAGCTGAACGGCACCGAAGCACCCGTGAAGGTGCCCTGAATCGGGTTGCCGTCCTTGTCGTTCACGATCACCGCGCTCGCCGTGCCGTAGCCGTCCGCGAAGAAGGCGCGGTAGATGAAGTCGCCTGCGCCCGCGTTGGCCCCGAAGTTGATCGTGCCTGCCGACACGAACGGGTAGCGTCGCACCACGCCGTTGAAATCGTAGAAATCAACGCTGTTGAGGAAGTTGTCGTTCAGCGCGTTGATGTACACGCCGTTCGCACCCACCAGGGTGTCGCCCACGAAGCGCAGCAATTCGTCTGCCGTGCGGCCCACCACGGTGCCTGCGCCCGTGTCGATGTCGCTCGGCTGGCGCAGCAGGTACTGCACCTTCTCGTAAATCTGCTGGGTCGTCGCCACCGTCGCGCCCTGGATCACGATGCGGTACGGCTCGTTGATGGAGTCGCCGTCCACGTCGTACATCTGGTCGGTGCCGAAATACTCGATGCTGATGGCGGTGTACGGCGCGGTCGAAGCGATGGTCGCGTCGCTGGCGTCGATCTTCAGGTCGGTGCCGTTGGACAGTGGGAAACGGTACGTGATGTACGACAGCGTGGCCGCACCGATGGCCGCGTTGTTCGACGAGGCGTAGGTTTTGCCCTGCTCGCGGCAGAACAGCTTGAACGGCGTGCCGTCCGTGTAGTTGAAGTTGCCGTTGGTGGCATCCCCGAAAATCTGCACCGCCTCGTTGATCGGGCCGGTGTAGGTGAAGTTGGTGGCCGCGCCGCTGCCGAACTGGTAGTAGGGCTGGTCCGTGCCGCCCAGCGAACCCAGCGACACCACACCGGCGTACAGTCGCTCCACCACACCGGCAGCAGAGCGTTCGGCCCATCCTGCGGTACGGATCAGCTTGCGGGTGGCGTCATCAAACGGCTTCCAGCCGTTGATGAATTCAAACTGTTCGGGCGTGATGGACTCCATCGGGAACGGGAACTTGATGTAGTCCGCGTTCGCCTTCCAGCGTTCCTTCAGCCACGAATACAGGGCTTGGCCGGTCACGCCGCCCGTGGCCCCCTCGTTGTCCACGCCGCCCGTGGTGAGAATTCGGATGGTCCGGTTGGTGGTGTTGACCACCACGTCGGTCCCATCGACTAAAAAATCTGGATCAAAGATCACAGGCATGATTTACTCCTTCGTGAAGGTCATTTGGTAGTTTGTGCCGCAGACGATGGCGGACCCGCCATCACCTGCATGAAAAACCTGCTGGACGCCAACCACATCCCCGTCAGGGAACGTGACCACGCTGCCCACTTCAGGCAGTTGCTTAAAAACGTCACCGACGTGCTGGCCGTCCGTGGTGGTGGTGATGCGCCAAGCCATGTCAGGGGTTCCTGTAGTTGCGGTCGAACACTTGGGCCACGGGCAGCGTCGCGTCGGACGCGGCCAGTTGGTAGTTCTCAAGGCGGAAATAGTTGTAGGCCACGTTGTGGACCACGATGTCCACGGCCTGCGGGCTGGTGTAGCTGTACGCGGGGTTCACCCCTGCGGTCTTGCTCTCCAAGCCATAGAGTTCGGTGGTGGTGCCGTGTGCGTAGATGCGCACTTCCGAGCCATCGACCACGCCGGTCAGCGTCAACGTCGCAGACGCCTGCACGGTCACGGCAGACCCGGTGCTGGTCACACCCGAGGCGGTGCCACCGCCCGACACGTTCACCGTCACGGCGCTGCCGCTGGTATTGTTGATGTCGAAGGTGTTGCCGCTGAAGGTGATGCCGATGAAGTCCTTGGTGCCAGTCGTGTTGATCTGGATGGCGCGGCTGTTGCCCACGAAGTCGCAGTTCTGCACGCTGGTGCCATCGGGCCACAGCAGCGCGCCCAGCGCATCGGTCGAGCCGCGCACGGTGTTGCCCGTGAACCCGGCCCCGGCGGTCTGAATCTGGTTGCAACCCTGGAACACGCAGCCGCTCACCGACTGGCCTGCCTTGAAGCGGGTGGCGTCAGCGTTCACCACGGTGTTGCCGTCGAACTCCAGCGTGTTGAGGTTGGCGTTGTTCAACAGCAGGTCGAACCGGCTGGCTGTGTTGGCCGACTTGATGACGCTGTTGGTCAGCCGGAACGTCGTGCTGGCCGTGCCCGCAGGCTCCAACTTGTACAGGTCGGCGTTCACCGGCTGGTTCTCGAACACCACGATCTGGTTCGTGTCGTTGAACACGGTCGTGGTCGCACCCCCGATGGTCAGGTTGGTGTTGACGAAGTACACGCCGTTCTGGCGACGCACAGCGCCATACCCCGATGCCGCATCCACAGCGGCCACGCCAGCCCAATCAATCGGGTCCAATTCGCTGCCGCCCGTGATCGTCAGGCCGTTGCCTCGAACGAGGTAGTCGTACCAAGTGTTCGTGGCGTTACGGGGTGCGCCAGTCAGGTTGAGCGTGAAGCCGACGCGGTTGATCTGGGTCCGGTTGGGGGTGCCGGTCTGCGCGTCAAACGCCCGGTCCATGTCCACCTGAAGCAGCGTCCAGCCGCCGTCGTAGGTGTCGATGCCTCCCAGATACCAGTAGCCGATGTTGCCAGCAGTGTCCTGTGCGAACAGGCGGATACCACCGTTGGCCTGGGTTTGCAGGAAGCCGATGGAGGCGTAGTTCAGCCACATCCGCAGGTGCTGGCCGGTCGAGTTGAAGGTCGTCGTCGTGTACGTGCGGGTGTTCAGCCCCGCAGTACGCAAGATGCCCGACAGCGACGAGGTGCCCTGCTTGACCACCTCGGTGTCCAGCGTGCCCGCGCTCCACCCCGTCGTGCTGTCGCAGTCGGACAGAACGGTGAAGCCTGGGGTGAGCGTCGGGGTTGCCATTACTCGGAGTCCTTCTCAACCTGAGTGGCCTTGACCAGATTGCCGTACTGGTCACGTTCGATGGTGGTTTCGGTCTTGCGGGCGGGGAGTTCCAGCTTCACCGCTGCTGGGGCCACGTTGAACACGGGCTGCACCTCGGCGGGCACCACTTTGTTCTCGATCACGGGGGCGGCCACGTTCACGGTGGGCCCTTCCACGCTGACCTCGGGGGCGGCCACGTTCACCACGGGCGTCTCCACCTTGTTTTCCACCAGGGTGGGCGGGATGTGGTTGTTGATGACCAACTGCTGCGGCTCGGACTTCTGCCCCATCAGCGCCGCCTGGATGGCGTTCATCTGCTGGGCCAGTGCCGCGAACTGCTTGAGCAGTTCAGCGTTCGGCGGCGCGGCGTACTCCTCGTCGTCGATGCCGTCGGTGTCGCCCTGCTCGGGCGGCTCGACCGGCTCACCGTTGGCGTCGAGTTGGCCGGTGGGGTCTGCGTACAGGCCCATCGACTTCTCGCGCTCCAGATCGGCAGCGCGCTCGGCGTCCACCGTGTCGGGGTCGTCGCCGCGTTCGGCGATGACGCTGGAGCGGCTGCGGAATCCGCTTTCGACTTCCAGGGCCTTGCCCTGCGGGTCTTGCACCGGGTGGATGTACGCCCAGCCGTGCGGTGCCCACTCGACCATCGCCACGTCATTGGCTTCGGCCATCGACACCAAGCCCGCGAGCACCGCCGCGTCCGTCCACCACTGGCGAACGGGCTGGCAGAACATCGGGATCACCGTGTGCCACTGGCGCTGTTCGGCAAATCGACGGAACTCGTTGATGACGACGCGAAGGGTCCGGTCAGAAACCTCCTTGATGTCACCACTGAAAAGCTCGTAGGGGATGCCGGTTGCAGCACTGGTGCCCAGATGCTGCGTCCGCATGTAGTCACTGTATGTCGTCCCAGCCTCTGGAGGGTTGGAGAACTTGACATCTTGACCATATTCCAACTCCTGCATGATGCCCGGTTGCAGACCGGCCAGCGGCTCGCCGCCCGACATCTCGATGGGCAGGTTGGTCAGGGGGTCGATGTCCACATCGCCGCCCAGGCCCCGGGTGATGAACACCGCAAACAGGTTCGCCAGTTTCTGGCGTTCCAGCACGGCGTCGTCGTAGTCGTTGATCGAGCGCAGACGGGCCAGCACCGACGCCAGCGCCGAGACGCCGCGCAACTGCCCTGGGCGCTTGACCTCGTAGATGTGCTTCACGTCGCTGGCGGGGATGCGCAGCAGGTTCTGCATACCGGCCAGCGTGCCCTCGCCCGGGTGCTCCCGGTGCATCCAGTAGGCCACGCGCTGGCCGCGCCGGTCCAACTCGATGCCCTGGCGAATCTTGTTGCCGATGGGCAGACCCGGCCATGTGTCGGCGTCGAACACGGGCACGAACTCGGCCTCTATCAGTTGCACCTGCATCGGCACTTCCATGCCGCTGTCCAGGCGTCGGGCGCGCTTGCGCACGAACACCTCGCCGCTGTCCAGCCACGCCCGCACCACCAGGGCTTGCAGGCCGTAGAAGTTCAGCACGCCGTCGGCATCGGCCACTTGGACCCAGCGGTCCCACAGGTCGATGAGTTCCTGCTTGCGCGGGCCCGAGGGCAGCCGTTTGAGGCGGGGCGTGATGCCCACGCCGATCAGGTTGGTGACCCACTTCTGCGTGGCCGACTCACCCGACCAGTCGTTGCGCACCACGTCGCGGGCGCGGTTGCGGATGTTCTGAAGGCCCGTGATGGCTTTGTTCGGGCCGCTCGACGGGGGCATCCAGCCCTTCATGCGACGGCCAGTCCCGGCGGCGTCGTACTTGTTGCTCACCTCAAGCCGCTTCTGCGCGGCTGGGTTGGGTTTGCGCGGTCGGCCCATCAGTACCCCCGGCCTTGGTAATAGGCGTATGTGCGCTTGGTGCGCCGCTTGCCCGCAGCCGCAGCGGCTTCGTCTTGCATCTGCTGCTTGAGGTCATTGCGTGCTTTGATGAGGTCGTCCACCGACCGATACGTCACGCTCTGGCCGTTCAGCACCACGACGCGCTCGCCCGACGCGATGGCCGCGTTCAGCGTGTCGATGTCTGCTTGCGAAACCGCCATGCCCAAAGCCCCAAAGTTAAAAGTTGAGGCAGTGTGGGTTTTTCGGGGTTTTTTCGCCTGCGGAGAGATGTCGCGTGAGTTTTCGTTTTGGTTAGTGTGTATGATTCAACACATGAACCAACCCCGCCGTGGCGGGCCTCGCCGCAACGCGGGCCGCAAAACCGAACTCAATGGACAGCCCACCAAGCGCGTCCAGTTGACCCTGGACGAGCGCACGGTGGAGTTGCTGAAGGTGCTGGGCGACGGCAACATGAGCCGTGGGGCCCGTGTCGCCGCCGATGTGGCCTACGACCGCTACCAGCGGTCAGCCTAAGTAGCTCGACCTCGCCACTCGGCGCTGGCGCACCACCGCAGGCCGCTGCACCACGGGCGGGGGCAACGTGGCCGCCTCGGCTTTGGCCTCGCGCCGTTCTTCCCGCGTCACCAGTTCACGGTTCTCAGGCAGCGGCGCGGCCCACGCAGGGGCCTTGTCCCAGTTCTTGATCTTGTCGGCCCCCAGCTTCAGGCACCCGGCGCGCACGTAGCCCGCCAAGTCGAACGCCTCGTTGCGCTTGCGCACCTGCTCCCACTTCCCGTTCTTGCCGCGCACCTCCGAGCGGTGCAGTTCGTCCAGAAACGCCTTGTTGACCCAGCCGGGGACGTGGATGTAGCCGGGGCCCGGGGTGGCACGCCGCAGGCCCGCGTGAACGGCGTCCTTCAGCATGTCGGTGTTGAGGATGTAGAGCGGCACGTCGCCCTTCTCCTTGCCCGAGCGGTTGCCCACCAGGGTCTGGCGGATCATCCCGGCCATCTTGACGTTCGACCCTTTGACCAGCATCACGCGGTCGTGCATCTTCGCCTGCCGCAGCGCCCGATACCACGCATACGCCTTGTCGGTCACGCCGTCTTCGCCCCCGGAGTCCACCACCGTCAGCAGCACCTGCAACTCGCGGCCCTCCAGCGGCGTCTTGTAGGTGGCCGTGACCACCTTTTTGGTGAGCGTGTGCCAGTCCTCGGCGTAGCTGGCCGGGTCGATGGGTGCGAAGTCGCTGCCCACGCCCTCGCGCTCCGACTCCTTGATCTCGAAACGGTCCACCAGCCACTGCTCAAAGTGCGGCCCGACGGCGTGGACTTGCACCACGAAGCGGGCGTTGGTGCCACCCTGCACGTCCACGGCGGCCACCAGAAAACGCGCCGACTCGGGCACGGTGTACCGCTCCATTCGGTCGTCCTGGCGAACGTTGCCGCCGTTCTTCGCCGCCTCAGCCAGCGCCCGTGGGAGGTACGGCAGGCCCTGGTCGGTGTTGACCGTGGTCTTCAGCGTCAGTTCGCTGCCGGTCAGGGCGTACTCGCGCAGGCCCTGGAGATGCCGCATGATGAGCGACTTCCAGTGCTGGTACGCTGCCGCCGCGCCACCCAGCCAGTAGCCCGCGATGGTGCTGGTCAGGGGCGCACCGTAGCGTTCGCCGTCGGCGGTGATCTTCTCGCCGTCCCGCAGCCAGACGCCGCGCCGGTTGAGTTCGTGCTTGTCTTTCGGCGTATGGATGGAGCCGCAGTGCGGGCACGGCACGCGGTTGTACTGGGCAGCCAACGCACCCAGGTCGGCCTCGCGCACCATCTCGATGAGTTCGTCGTCACTGGGCAGGCCGAACAGGCTCAGGCCCGGGGCCACCTCGAAATACTCGCTGCAATGCAGGCACGACCAGTACCAGCGGCGGCGGTCGCTGCGGTTGTAGATGCCCAGGATGCCACCCGTGGGTGGGGCTTCATGGGGCGTGACCGGGTGCCAGTTCGGGTCGCTCACGTCGCGGCCCGGGGACGACTCCACCATGCACATGCCCCGCGACAGGAACGTGGTCGTGCGCTTGAGGCCCAGGGTGAAGGGTGCGCCCTCCCCGTCCACGTCATCGGGCATCCGGTCGTAGTCGGTGAAGGCGACGTAGCGGTAGTCGGAGCCCGACAGGTTGGTCACGGTCGGCCACGCGATGCGCAGCCACATCCCGTGCTTGAACATCTTGTCGTGGGTGTTGTCGTGCTGGCTCGACGCCGACTTCATGGCCTTGATGGCCGGAGAGTGCCGGATCATCCGGTCGATACGGGTCTTGCTGTACTCCCGGGCCTTCTCCTGCGTCATCTGGATCACGGCCATGTCGCCTGGGTCGTTCACCACGCAGTGGGCGATCCAGGCGTCCAGCAGGCCCATCGTCTTACCAGTACGCGCTGGGCCGACGAAACACACCGCTTCGTGGCCCCGCGAGGCCAGCATGTTCATCGGCTCCACCATGTACGGGGTCTCGTCGGCGCTCCAGGGCCCGACATAGCCCCCGGGCTGGTTGATGACCAGCGTCTCGGCAGCGCCTTCGGCCACCGACACCCGTTTGGGCGGGCGCAGCGCGTCGAAACCGCTGCAAATGTCTAGTAGCGCCTTGGCGGGTTCACTCATCTTCGGCGGCCTCAACGACGCCTTCCATCGGGCGTTGTTCCTCGGTGATGGCTTCCAACTGGTTCGCCACCTCGTCCAGAGCCGCGTCGATCAGCGCCCCCACCTCGGCGGCCACCTCGGGCGCGACACCCAGCTTGCGCTCTAGGTTGTCTGGCACCGAGCGCAGGGTCTGGGCCAGCGCGGACAGCGCCGTGGCCGATGCCTGACGCACCTGGGCGCGGTCCACGTACTGGCCGCGTCTCACCGCCAACTCCAACTCGTTGAGGTCGGCCTTCGCCTTCTCGTTCCGGGCCTTCTCGCGGTCGAGGTCGATGCGTTCCTGCGGCGGAACGTAGCCAGCGGGCTTCGCACCTGCCCCTGGGCGGTATCCACCGTGGCCGTTGTTGCGCTTTGGCGTGGTCGTGCTCATGGTTTGAATCATACACATCTTTTCATATCGTGGGACGTTATAGCTTCTCGCTATAACAGAACCGATCAAGATAGCGAAATGCGAAAACTGTCGATCACGGTGCCTCTCCGCCCCCGCACGCCTTCCCGGGGCCCCGGGGCCCCGGTCGGTTTCGCGCGCTGGGTGCTGGGTGCTGGGTGCTGGGTGCTGGGTGCTGGGTGCTGGGTGCTGGGTGCTGGGTGCTGGGTGCTGGGTG